GGCGAGATCCTCGACCTATAAATCCATTCAAAGGCAGCAACAGGCTTTCCAAAGCCTGGTGTGTGTCGGAGAGTTGGGTGAAACGGTTCGGATGCTCACCGGAGCGGCTCGTGGTCTCAGACGTAACCTTATCCGCCATGTAACTACGACCTCGAAGGTCGTAGGGCGGATCAAACGCCGTCCGCGGGATACCGTGGAGACGTGGGGTAAACGTAGAGCCCGGGCTGCTGCCGACCTGCATTTGCAGTTTGTGTTTGGCGCTAGGCCCTTCTTCTCAGATATTGGCAGTGCGAACGCTTGGCTCGAGCGAAGGCTCGAGCTTGTTGACCCTTCCCTACCCGTAAATGGGCGGGGGGTCGATGAAACAAACGTTCAAACATACGCCACTGGGGGGTCGGGTTACCGGCGCTATAGATACATGCTGCATACTAACACCGAAGTCGATGTTAGGTATTATGGCAGGGTGAGCGGGAGGACTTTGGGCAATAAGGCATTGGTTGAAGCTCGTCTGTTGGGGTTTAACCCAGCAAATTGGCTACCGACCGTGTACGAGTTGACTCCTTGGTCTTTCTTCATGGACTACATCTCCAACTTGGGGGACGTAGTTGAATCGTGGAGCATGTGGCAGAGCGGCATCAAATGGATGTCGAAAACCACCGTTCGCCAGCGCAGTGTAGAAGCGTTCTATATGGGATGGAACCCATTGAATACGACTGCACCGCAGTATGCGACAGGCTCCTTGGACTCGCAGGGACGACACTTCGCAGCTAATAAGTCCATATCTCGTACCAAAGACGTGACTCTGACTCCTCCAACTTTGGAGTTTCGGATTCCCGGCTCGGGCTTGAAGTGGATGAACATGGCTGCTCTTGCGGTCGCGCTCTCTGGAGGCTCACGTTCACTTAGTCGGAGTCTAGGAAGACCCGAACCTAAGTGGATGCGCGTCCATGGTGCGGCTAATTGGTAGCCCTTTAGCTTGTTTCTTTACCTCCTTACAGGACCATCATCATGACAGTCTCTCTTAGTTCTCCGGTGACCGGCGCGGCACAGACGGGCTTCACAAGCCCGACCTACACCGTGACGGCGGATACGGCTCCGGACAGCAACGGTAAGCAGTGGGCAGTTTCCGCTCTTGGCGGTACCCAGGCCAACGTTGACATCCATGCCGGCTCTAAGCCCTTCACCCTCACGTTCTACAAGCCTAAGACCTACCGGTCCCTCGGCTCGGTGAACGCGGCTACGGGCGTCATCTCAAGTGTCCCGAACAACCAGTTTGGACTGATTATCCGCAAGGGTGTCGTTCCCCTCACTGGTCAGGCTTCGCGTGTCGCCACGATGCGCGTGACCTGGGACATCCCCGCCGGTAGTGATACCGCAGAGCCCGAAGACATTCGGGCCCTGGTGTCAGCAGGAATCGGTGCCCTCACTCAGCTGAGTGCAGGTATCGGTGACACGCTCGTTAGCAACATCATGTGAGGCAGTTCTTTATGCTGCCTACTGACAAGCGCGATCGTGCCCTCCTGATGGCTGTTCTCCTGGTAGCTACTCTCTTTGGCGGCAAAGTTGCCGACATCGCAAGAGCTATCCTCGAGGCATCCGTCGGAGCCTACTGACTGCGGCCCCAGGAGTAATCCTGGGGTTGGATAGTTACGTTTGTACTACCCAAGGGAGATGGCGATATGAGCAAATTTCGCTCTACCGCTCTTTTTCGATGCCTTACGGCAGACGTCTTAAGTCACCTCACTACCTCTCAGGTGCGTTATGCACTCAAGGAGGGAACGTGGTGGCCGGACGCTAGTCCCAAGCAAGTTGCCTGCGTTCAGCTACTCCTGTCGATCGACAAGAAATTAGTCGACTCGATTGCGGACGACGCTGAGCAAAAGGCGCTTGTAAAGTTCCTGGATGTTAATACCAGGGGCGAGTCTTGGGAACTTAGATTGGAGACTTCAGGTGACGAGGAGTTGTTTGGTACCTTTAAAAGGGTATTGGACGATTTCTTCCACCCTGGGGGAGACCTCTTGTTCGATTCCTACCATTACCTCATTGAGGAAGGCAGGACCGGACCTGGGGCATCCCTGGGCGCTCGAGGGAACGACTTTTACACGAAGTTGTTTTCTTCGCGCTTGACCTCCACTTCTGCTGAGCTGTACACCATGTACCGCGACTACCTCTCGACCGACCCTAGATGGACCGATGCGGAAGTTCTCCGCTCACAAGTCTACGGAGAGTGTGAGATAGTACCTGGCAACCGTGTAAGCTTCGTTCCGAAATCCAAC